ACGCTTCTGTGTCTGTCAAAATACTGGGATGCCATCAATCCAAATTCAAACCATTGGGTGAATAATAAGGATAGCGACATCATGCGCCTTGCAAATATCAATACATCAATTAAGAGGCAGAGCGCGATGTACTACGATCTAAATCAGAATGGCATGATACAGTTTTCAAAGAAGATAGACAACACGAGCGTCAGGGTTCTGTTTGCAGAAGACGGAGAAGCTGCAATGCGAGTGACGGATTTCCGTAATCTTGGATATCAATACTTGAGGTATCATGGTGAGCCGTATTTCGAGTGCTGCAATTGTGGTATCACAACGAAGTATGCGAATCCGGACAAAGGACGCAGACAGAAATACTGCAGTGCGTGTGCTGTCGAAGTTGCGACGCAGCAGAGCGTGAACTCCATTATGAGAATGCGAAGCAATATAAAAAAGACTCCGAAGAAGTATACGGTATATAAACATGTATTCCCGGACGGGAAAGTCTACGTCGGCAAAACTGGACAGGCTCTGAGAGACAGATGGAAGAACGGGAGCGGGTATAGCGGGACGCTTGTAGGAGAAGCAATAGATATATACGGATGGGAGAATGTCCGTCATTACATATTATTTGAGAGCAGCGATAAACAACTTGCCGACAAAGTAGAGGCAGCTCTGATACATACATATCGTTCGAACTACAATAAATACGGCTATAATGGAAGTACGCCATCTATCGACTATGATGAAAATGCGGATATGTCCGCAGTTACGAACATTGAAGTAGACGGTTATGGTGCAATATCGTGTTAATTATGATATCTGCGTTGTAAGAAATAAAAAGCCGAAACCTGTTGTGTTGCAATGGGTTTTGGCTTATTTGATGGCTCACTATATTGAAGGAGAATAATCAGTTTTTATTCCCCTTACTTTATGAAGAAAAGGATGAATCAAAGAATGATTGCAATTAACAAGGCTGAAAAAGACGCTATCAGAGAGCGGTTCCCTGACGTACATATTGTGCGTACCATGAAGCAAAAATCTAAGCGGCATCACTACTACTGTGAGGAGACTCGTCAGGTTATGCGGTTCTTAAACCAGATGCGTTTCCCGAACAGCTATAAGAATTCAGGTAGAAAGGATGGACGCGATGCGAATCGAAAGAACAAGCGGAGAGAGAGAACTTGATTACCATAAGCGACTCGTTTATGGGAAGCTAGTTGATAAGACGCTTGCTGATATCGATTTCGCTGAACTATCGGAATACGTTTACGGGCAGCAGTACTCAAGCGATGTTGCACGGAGGATGATGTATGGAAGTAAACGTACACTCGATCTTCTGGAGAAGGAGCGAATTGATTCCATAGAGGACAGATCGATCCTTGGTGAGATCAACGAAAAGATGATCGAGCTCCAGAAGGAGCGACAGAAATTCTACGATATGCGTTCTGCGTTCAATAAGGTTGTGCGGGATCGCAGCCGACAGGAGGAGCTTAATGAGATCCTAGTCCGGTCTGTTCAGGACGGGGATCTTCCAACTCTGGAGTATGAGCCACATTTCGTAGAAGCCTCTGACAACGATTTGCTTGTCAGCCTTAATGACATCCATTATGGTATTGAGATCCATAATGCCTGGAATACATATAATCCTGATATCTGCAGAGATATGATGTGCAGATATCTTGATAGAATTATAGAGATCGGAGAACGGCACTGCAGTGAGAACTGTATCGTTTTTAATAACGGCGATGCCGTGAGCGGGAAAATACACGCAACAATACAGATTGCGAATCGAGAGAATGTAATCGAACAGGTGAAGGGCGTGTCAGAGCTGATCTCCGAATTCTTAGCAGAACTCAGCAAGCATTTTAAGACAGTGACATATATCAGCGTTGCGGGTAACCACAGCAGACTAGATACGAAGGATAACTCCCCTCTCAATGAGCGGATGGATGATTTAATTGAGTGGTATCTTGGAGCAAGATTGCAAAACTTTGAGAATATCATAATTGGCGCTTCTGAGAAAATTGATAGCACAATGTACTTAATTGATATTCGTGGGAAGACATACTGTGGCGTTCATGGAGACTTTGATCCGACGCCGAACAAGATCCCTGTATTACAGACAATGGCTCGTCGGCCGATCTATGCCGTTCTGTGCGGGCATCTTCATCACAACAGGATCGACAATGTACAGGGCGTAAAAACTGTTATGGCAGGTTCGTTCATGGGAATGGACGATTACTGTATCCAGAAGCGCATTTTTGGCAGACCAGAGCAGCTTGTCTGTGTGTGTGACGAAACTGGAATTGTATGTCATTATGACATTGATCTTCAATAATTGGGGTATGCGTTTGCGGATGCATACTTGCCGGGACGGGGCAACTCGTCCCGGTTATTTATTTATATAAGGAGGTGCTTGCGTGGGCAGAAGCACAAAGATGAATTCCATCACCTCCGACGATCTGCTTTCGCAGGTGAACCCTGAGAACAAACAACTACTGGATGACTTTCTGGAATACTTGAGATCCATCCAGAGAAGTGAAACTACCATACACGGCTATGAGAATGATATCAATATCGCATGGGTGTGGTGTGTCCAGTTCAACGGTAATAAGCCGTTCGTAGAGTGGACGAAACGAAATATTGTTGCATTTCAGAACTGGCTACTGAACACAAATGAGAACAGCCCTGCTCGAGTACGAAGACTGAAATCAACACTCTCATCCATGAGTAATTACATTGAAAATGTTCTTGACGATGAATATCCGAACTTTCGAAACATCATCAACAAGGTTGAGAACCCGGTGAACCGTCCTGTTCGAGAAAAGACGGTTTGGGAGGAAGACGACCTGGAATCGCTGCTGGACAAACTTGTTCGCAGAAAACAGTTCAATAAGGCGTGTTATCTTGCTCTTGCGATGTTCAGCGGTAGAAGAAAGGCGGAGCTGTGCCGATTCAAGGTCTCTGATTTCGATGACGATAAGCTTGTTTGCGACGGCGCCTTGTACAAAAGCGCTCCGATTAAAACAAAGGGGCGAGGCGGCGGAAAGATGATTCCGTGCTATACACTTGCGAAGAAGTTCAAACCATATCTCGATTTGTGGATGCAGTACAGAGAGGACCATGAGATTGAGAGCGAATGGTTGTTCCCGAGGTCTGACGACCCAAAGGAACATATTACAATATCGACAGCTAACAGCTGGGCAAATACATTCTCTCGCCTATCTGGCAAACCTGCATATATTCATAGTCTGCGTCACTATTTTACCACTTCTCTTGCGAAGGCCGGTATCCCTGACGGCGTCATCCAGAGTATTGTTGCATGGGAGTCTTCTGATATGGTTCGCCTATATAAAGACATCGACGCAGAAGAAGAGATTGGAATGTATTTCAAGAATGGCGAAATCTCCGCTCCTGAAAGAAAGGAACTCGGAGATATTTAAATAATTTGAAGTAAAGGACGATACAATGAATAGAAAGGAATTAATCAGACGGACTGCAAGTCTGATGCGAGAAAAGGATATCAGGAAGCCTGTTTCCATGCCGAAGCAGGTGTTTCATATTTCTGACGACGAAGGTAATACGAGAGACTTCACACTGCGCAAAATCGATAAGAGCGTCATTTTTACCGCTGATGATGTTGAGGCGATTATCGATAGCTGCATTGAAGTAATTATGGACGCGCTGCGTCACGGAGAAGAGATCTCAATTCGCGGCTTCGGCACACTTGGTCTGAAGTATCGCAAGAAACGGTCTCTAATTCATGTCGGGACAGGAGAGCAGATTGAAATGGAATCTCACTACTCTCCGAAATTTACATCAGGCAACGATCTTAGAACGTGCGCTAAGGTATATGAGATGTACCTTAAGGAGAACCAGATCCTACCAGCTAAGCGCTCCCCCGCTCATTCCGAGGATGGTGAATAACCTTGGCTATCTCAGTCGACACCGATAAAGCTATATGCACGAGATGCGGGCAGGCGTATGGATCGTGGCACAGCAACTTCCCTGTAACATATTCTTCACAGTACAAAGGCGTCGGGCATCTTACAATTTGCAAATCGTGTGTTGACAATATTTTTGATACATATCTGAGTGAGTGCGGTGACGAAAGCGCCGCCGCAAGACAGACATGCCGGAAGCTCGATTTGTACTGGAACGATAAAGTGTTTAATCAAGTACTGCAGAAGAATTCAAATCGTACGCTCATGGCTCAATACATCCAGAAAACGAACGGGAACGCGTATCTTGGTAAGTGCTATGATGACACGCTGAGAGAGGAAGGTACATTGTGGTCGCTCGGGGCAGACTCCGAACCGACGGTGTCCGAGGAGGTTGTCAAGTTTTGGGGCCCCGGATATACGCCAGATATGTATACCCAGCTAGAACAGCGTAGAGACTATTGGAACTCGAAGCTGCCAGAAGACTTTGAAATGGACATTGGCACTGAAGCGATCATCAGACAGATTTGCTCACTTGAACTGGATATTATCCGAGACAGAGCCGCAGGCAGGAGTATAGAAAAGAGCGTTTCTGCTTTGAACACATTGCTTGGAAGCGCAAATCTAAAGCCAGTGCAGAAAAAGCAGGAGGACGCGGACGCGGCGCTCGCGAATACGCCGATGGGCGTATGGCTATACAGATACGAAAAGAAGCGTCCGCTGCCGGAGATCGACGATGATCTAAAGGATGTAAACAAGATTCGCCGGTATGTTTTCACATGGCTCGGGCATGTGTGTAAAATGCTTGGCATTAAAAACGCATACGCAAAATTATACGAGGACGAAGTAAACAGACTCCGTGTTGAACATCCAGAATATGATGGAGAAGATGATGAGACGTTCCTGATGGATATTATGACTGATGAGGACGAATCAACTTGAGCAGATACGATAGGGTTATGGAGGGAGCTGCATATTGGGGCTCATATTACAGAAATAACCCTGACAAGTTTGTCAAAGATTACTTGCATTTAAACCTGAAACCATTCCAGAAGATCTTAATTGTGATGATGTTCTGGAGTACGATTTTCGTTTTAGTGGCATGCCGAGGTATAGGCAAAACATTCATCAGCGCAATTTATTGTGTGACTCGATGTATTTTGTATCCTGGCACCAAGGTATGCATTGCGTCAGGAACGCGAGGACAGGCTATTATGGTTCTCGAAAAAATACTATACGAACTCAAGCCGGCTTCGCCGGAGCTGAGAGCAGAGATAAATGACAAGGAGTCTAAGGTAAACGGTACGAACGCTCAAATTGTTTTCTTTAACACGAGCGTAATTAAAGTTGTAACGGCGAGCGATAATGCACGAGGCAATCGATGCAACGTCCTTCTCTTGGATGAGTATCGACTGATCTCTAAGGACACGATTGATACAGTTCTTAGAAAGTTCTTGACGTTACGCCGTATGCCTATGTATGAGGAGCTTACTGAAGAAGAGAGAGTATCTGAATATTCGAAAGAAAAGAATCTCACGATGTATTTAAGCTCAGCGTATTTTAAGGATCACTGGTCATACACAAAATGTGTTGACACATTTAAAGCGATGGTTGACCCATCTCGACACCAGTTCGTGCTTGGGTTCCCATATCAACTATCAATTAAGGAAGGTTTGCTTGACCCGGAAGCTGTTGCAGATGAAATGGCAGAAAGCGACTTCAGCGAGATTAAATTCTCGATGGAGATGGCGGCAGAGTTCTATGGGTCTGCGGACGGAGCGTTCTTTGACTTTGATTCGATATCAAGGAATCGAAGAATAAAGTATCCGATGCTGCCAGACAGGATATCTTCGATGCTCAATACGCCACTGCTTAGAATCGCACCGAAGCAAAATGGTGAGATTAGAATCTTGTCAGCTGATATTGCATTGATGTCAAGCAAGAAGAATCACAACGACGCCACAGCGATCTTTGTGAATCAGTTGATGCCAACAAAAGCCGGGCGGTACACGAGTAACATTGTGTATGCTGAGGCATCGGAAGGTATGAGAACGGACGATCAGGCTCTTGTTATCAGGCGTTTATTCGACGAGTACTCTTGCGACTACATAGTGCTGGACGCAAACGGTATTGGTCTTGGCGTGTATGATGCATTGGCAAGAGACATTGTTGACTCTGAAACTGGTGAGGTCTACCCTGCTCTATCCTGCTGTAATAATCAGGAGATGGCGTCACGCTGTACTGTGCCGGGTGCGGCAAAAGTAATATGGGCTATCAAAGCAAGCGCACAGTTTAATTCGGACTGTGCATTTCTATTGCGTGAAGGATTCAGGAGTGGCCGGATCAGGCTGCTTGTAAATGAATACGACGCAAAGGAACTGCTTGACAATATCAAGGGGTATTCATCATTGAACCCATCAGATGAAGTCAAAATTCGTTTGCCGTATATCCATACAACCCTATTGATCGATGAATTAGTTAACCTGCAACATGACGAATCCGGCGGCAAGGTTAAGATATATGAAAAGTCCGGATCAAGAAAGGATAGATACTCAAGTCTATCCTATAACTATTACGTGGCTGTGCAGCTAGAGGGAAAGCTCACGAAGAAGCTGAACTTTAATACGCAACCGAACGACATGTTCGTAATCAAGCCACCATCAAGTTCAGGAAAGGCGGTGAGTAACGCATATGCCAGAGGAAAGCAAACGTCCTGGTTCCAATGACACCCCGGCTGGGCTGATCAGAATTAATGAAAGATTCGCTCTGTTAAACAGATTAATCACAAGAGATCTGAACAACTATCGCCATACGCCGACATTCTCTCTATTTTCCAAGAGCGACATTATGAGATATCTCTCAAACCCGTATCGGTATGAGAAGCAACTCAGACGGGCTGCAATATATATCTATGGCGCGAGCCCTCATTTCCGCCGCCTGATCCAGTACTTTGTTGGATTGACGGATTGGTCGTATATCGTTGAGCCGTATCGGATAGATCCGCTGAAGGCAAACAAACGAATCATCAATAACAACTATAGGAAAGTTCTGAAGATGTTATCCGCGATGGATATCAAGACTCAGTTCCCAAAGATCCTGACAGTGTGCTTTAGAGAAGATGTATTTTACTGTACCACATGGGTCACAGACGATAACATCACGCTACAGCGACTGCCGAGCGATTATTGTCAGATATCGAGTATAGAAGGCAATGTGCCTAATGTGACATTCGACTTCTCGTATTTTGATTCCAGATTAGATCTATTAAATTTCTATCCCGAGGAATTCAGAAAGAAATATAAGATTTACAAGAATGATCGCATAAAGAGCAGATGGATTGAGCTTGATTCTCCGTATTCATTTGCGATCAAATGCAACATCGATATTCTTGACTATGCGCTTCCTCCATTCGCGGCATTGCTCAGAGAGGTATATGAGCTCGAAGACTATAAACAGCTTAAGCTTACCAAAACAGCTCTCGAGAATTACGCAATGCTCGCAATGAAGCTGCCTATGAATGATGACGGAGACTGGCTTCTCGACTACGACAAAGCAAAAGACTTCTGGAGAAACCTCGACTCTGTTCTACCAGAGGAAGTTGGGTCTGTGCTGACACCAATGGATATTGGCAAAATCAGTTTCGAAAGATCGAACACCGGGGATACCAATACGATTGCAGATGCTGAGCAGAATCTGTTTACGGCTGCAGGCGTCTCTTCCCTGTTGTTTAACAACGACAAGGCTTCCGCTAATGCGCTCTTACTTTCAATCAAGGCGGATCAGGCGATTACATATGGAATCGTAAAGAACATTGAAGCCGCCCTGAATCGTATTATTTGGGCTCAGAGTTGGGGAAAGAACTTTAGAGTTAATTTCCTTGACGTGTCTACGTTTAACCGCAAGGAGGCAGGAGACGCGTATCTGAAGGCTGCATCATATGGTATGCCAACGATTTCTGCCTATGCCGCATCACAGGGCATTGGGCAGGCGGAACTTGACTGCATGAGCTTCCTCGAAGGAGAGGTACTTGAGCTACCTAAGCTCTTTAAGCCATTACGGAGTTCGTCACAAATGAGCTCAAAAGATCTTGAGAGCGAGGCTCCTACAGATGAAGGAGGGGCTCCAATTAAGGATGCAGATGAGATCACAGAGTCCGGAGAGCAGAATAGAGAGGATGCTTAATGGGAGAGTTTATTTATGTGTTTGATCCAGCTAGAAAGGACGAGCTCCTGAAAGCAGGATTTGTGTTATTAAAATCAGATGAGAAAAATCGTGTGTTTATATTCAAGGCAGACAATTCCATTGCCTTCGCTCTTGATAATACGAGCTGTGTTTATTCAAACACATTCACATTTTAATATCTGATATCAACGGCCCGCAATCATGCGGGTCGTATTTATTTGGAGGTTGAGATGGAAAAAGTCTTGAGTATGACGTACGCATCATCTTTAACCAACTTATGCGAAATCAATCCATCATTTGATACCGGTGTGCTCCGTGTAGCGTATACAGGCGAAAACCGGAATAACAGCTACATCTCGAAAGACGCTTTTGAACGAAGCATCAAGACGATGTTTAACTGCCCGATTGTTTGTAATTACGATCGCGATTCAGACACGCTTGGCGGACACGACGTAGAAGTTGTTCGCGACGGAGCTACCGGAGAACTGCGTCTTATCAATGCCACTACACCCGTTGGGTGTATTCCGGAATCTGCAAAGTATTGGTGGGAGAACGTCGAGGAAGAAGATGGGACTGTCCATGAGTACTTGTATGTTGAAGCGCTGCTGTGGAAGCGTCAGGAGGCTTATAGAAAGATTAAGCGAGACGGTATCACGGCGCACTCAATGGAAATCACTGTGAAGGATGGAGAGATGATAGACGACGTCTATCACATTTACGATTTCGATTTCACGGCATTTGCTCTGATTGGAGTAACGCCGTGCTTTGAAAGCTCTGCACTTGAGATGTTCGCTGCAAGCGACTTCAAGCAGCAGTTTTCTGAGATGATGCGAGATCTAAAGGAAAGTTTTTCAATGGTCAATACCTCTCACGAGGATGGCAATACAACAACTATCAACACGACGGAAGGAGGAGAAAAGGTATTGCAAGCAAAGACTGAACTAGCTGTGAAATACGGCATCGATGTCGAGAGTCTGGACTTCTCTCTGGACGATTATACCGAGGAAGAGCTGATTGAGAAATTCGAGGCTATGAAGGCTGCGGAGGTGGATGCACACGAAGACGAGCCGGCATCTGAGCCCGAAGACGACAACCAGTTTTCTCTTACATCGAACATCGTAGAAGAGATTGCTCGTGTTTTCAACAGCGTCACTGTTGAACGCGAATGGGGAACGGGTCTCCGTTACTACTATGTCGACTGCGATCTCGACGCGCATGAAGCATACTGCTGGGATACGAATGACTGGCTGCTTTATGGATTTGCATACGAGATGAACGGCGACAACGTCGTGGTTGATTTCGATAGCAAGAAGCGTATGAAGTATGCGATTGTCGAATTCGATGAGGGCGAGCAGTCATCTCCGTTCGCTCCTGTTTTTGAGGAGCTTGAACAGAGGATTGCAAGCTACTCCGAGATTGAGTCCAAATATCAGGCTGCCACTGAGTCGATTGCGACGATGGAGCTTGAATTGTCCGATCTGCGTCAGTTTAAGGCTGATGTTGAGAAGGCTGCTGCGGACGCAGAAAGAGAAGAAGTCTTCTCCCAGTTCGAGGATCTGCTCGGTCTGGAAGAGTTCGAAGCACTTCAGGCGGATTGCGACGGTATGAGTGTCGATGATCTGATGAAGGAGTGCTACGCCATTCGCGGTAAGAATGGCACAGCCGCAAAGTTCTCTGCGGCTAATAAGAACCCAAAGATTAAGGTTGCGAAGTCCGACAGCATGGATGATGAACCTTATGGCGGGATCTTTTTCAAGTATGGCATTGAGCCGATTAACTAAATAGGAGGTTACTAATTATGGCTAATAAGCATGGCGTTGTCCGTACGGACAACATGTTCGGCACCGATGTGCGTGCTGGTCTTGTTTCTATCAAGTATTTCGTCACCGAGGGCGAAGGCAATAACGCGAAGGACGTCGAGACCGAAATCGAAAACGGTCGCGTTCTGAAGGCCGATCATCTGCTGGATGACGAGCGTGAGATCTTTGTCGGCGTCGACGTTGCCGCCAATGACGACCTGAAGGACATTGTCCTCATTGCCTCTCCCGAGGTTATGTACGATGAGCGTCTCCGCAATCTGGACGAGTTCATCAATCTGCCCGGCAAGCCCGCTCGTGGCTATCGTCTGCACAAGGGCGACATTTTCTCCGTCACCAAGGAAGCGCTTGATGGCGTCGCGGTTCCCGCGAAGGGTAATGTTGTTGAGCTGAAGGCCGGCAACAAGCTGAATGTCGCTGCGACCGCCACCAATGGTTCCACTGTGGTTGGCAAGATCCATGATGTGAACGTGGTCGGTCGTTACACCTACTACGCCATCCTGGTGGGCTAATCGCCGCACAATTAAATAAGGAGGATACTACAATGGCTGAAATGAAAGATATTGTTAAGCTCGCTGTTGACGCCTACAAGGGCAACGTCGAGAAGTATTCTGTGCGTCAGTCTCAGGACGCGCTGCGTCAGGCTCTGATCGAGGCCAACAATGGCCAGACCACCCTGAACTACAAGGACATCCGTGACGGTAAGTGCAACGGTCTCTTCACCCTGATCGAGGAGATCCTGTCCAACACCATCGTCGAGGGTCTGCAGGGTTAACATTTAAATAGCGTTGCTATTTTCATATAGCCCACGTTCACCGCAAGGTGCTCGCAAAGAAACCTATCGAATTGCTGGAAACCCCTAAAGCTGTGTTTACTACAGCACAAGGATGAAATATGCCTAAGTGCGACAGTCGCGAAAGCAGAAAGAAAAACACAGATGATGCATGGTTAAATCCTAAACATTGAATAATGGGCAATCAGCAGCCAAGCTCCGAACAGGAGAAGGTTCAACGACCATCCCGATAGCGGGAGTAGGGTGCAAGCGCACTCGAAGTGGTAGGCGTCCATGTATTTGGACGATGATATGGTCTGTGCGTTTATCGAAAGATAAAGAAGCAGTTAGAAACTGCTGGGCGGGTGTAGCGAACCCGTGTTCTTTGGGGTGAAATCCAAAGACGAGGTGATAACTTATGCCAAAAGCTATTGATTTAACCGGAGAACGGTTTGGGAGACTAACTGTAGTTTCACAAGCAGATAGTTCCTTTACCGCATCTGGAAAGCCTGTGCGTAGATGGATTTGTCAATGTGATTGTGGGAATACCATTGTTACAACAAGACAAAACCTGAAGAAGGGCGACACACGATCGTGTGGGTGCCTAAAAACAGAAACCACAAAAAATAGAATGATGACTCATGGCGATTCAAAGACTGTGTTATACAAACGATGGAAGGCTATGAGGAAACGATGCGCCAACCCAAACAATGCTGACTATCCACACTATGGAGGTCGTGGCATTCGTGTCTGTGACGAATGGCAGGACTATAGAGCATTTAAGGAGTGGGCGCTTTCTCATGGGTATTCAGATGATTTAAGCATTGATCGAATCGATGTTGATGGTAACTATGAGCCAAACAATTGTAGATTCATATCCATGAAAGAGCAGTGCAATAATCGTTCTAGTAATATTTGTGTAACGTACAAAGGCAAAAATTATACTATCGCAGAATTAGCTGAATTGACTGGCATCCAGTATAGTACGCTGTACGAAAGAGTAAAACGCGGATTAGATATCGAAGATATTGTCCGCGAATAAAACAATCACCCAAAGAACTTTACCTAACAAAACAGGATGAATATTTCAACGCTCTCGTTGACTTCCGCAATGTTGCCGAAGGCGACCAGAACCTGTTCCTCGTTGAGGACAGCGAGCTGTTCGTCGTTTCTGAGATTGCCGATGGCACTCAGGGAATCCGTCGTCAGCGCCTCGGCGGCGTGAGCGAGACCTCTATCCCCACGTCCATGAAGGCCGTGCGCATCTATGAGGAGCTCAATCGCGTTCTGTCCGGTCGTGTTGACTTCAATGTGTTTATCCAGAAGGTCGCTGACTCCTTCCGTCAGAAGATGCTGGATGATATTTACAATCTTTGGAAGGGCGCTACCGCT